ATGATTCAACTTTTGGATGAGTACACTTCGTATGTTCTAGAAGCGGAAGAGATCGATAAAGCGTTAGATAAAAAATTAGCAGATTTGACTAATAATCTTGCCAATGAACTTCCGAAAGCGTTAGAAGAAATCAATAATAATTTAGAAAATTATTAGAAAGGAGTCACCACCGCGTGGCTCTTTTCTTTTACTCAAAATCAGACAGATTGGAAGGTGAGGTGAGTGGCCAACAATGAAAACTTAAAACCTGTGCGAACCAAGAGCGAAGCAAGAGAACGTGGGCGAGCGGGCGGCAAGGCATCCGGTGAAGCCAGACGCAGGAAAGCAGACTTCCGGAGGACACTCAATACTCTTCTCACGACAGAAATAGATAGCACGGAATGGACGCCGATCCTTAAGGCAATGGGGCTGGACTCTACCCTGGAATCAGCGGTCAACATGGCGATGATCAAAGAGGCCTTGGCGGGGAACGTGAAAGCGTATGTGGCGATCAAGGATGTTCTGGGGCAGACCTCCAAGTCGGATACCGATCTGGAAGAGCAACAGCTCCGCATGGCAGCGACCAAGTCGAAGCTGGGAACCGATGTGGAGGAAGAGCCGGAGGACGACGGATTCCTGGATGCATTGAACGAATCCGCTACGGATGACTGGGATCCGGGAGCAATGGAAGGAGAAGACGGAGATGATGAAGAAGAAACGACCGATATTTAAGTTTCAGCCATTCTCGAGGAAACAACGCCAGATCTTCACCTGGTGGGCGGACAAGAGCCCGGTAAAGGATGCAGTCGGCATTATCGCGGACGGAGCGATCCGTTCCGGAAAGACCGTCAGCATGAGCCTGTCCTATGTGATGTGGGCGATGTCAAAGTATGACGGCCAGAACTTCATCATGGCGGGGAAGACGATCAGCTCCTTCAAGCGAAATGTGCTGCAGAACCTCAAGCTGATGCTGACCAGCCGCGGGTATCACTGGATCTACCACATCTCCGGAGAATTTCCGAACATGCTGGAAGTCACCAGAAACGGCAAGACCAATTATTTTTATATCTTCGGAGGCAAGGACGAAGGTTCCCAGGACCTGGTACAGGGTATCACGGCAGCGGGAGCCTTTTTTGATGAGGTCGCCCTGATGCCGGAGAGCTTCGTCAATCAGGCAACGGGCCGTTGCTCCGTTGAGGGCGCGACCTGGTGGTTTAACTGCAACCCGGCGGGACCGATGCACTGGTTCAAGCTTGAGTGGATCGATAAGCGGAAGAAAAAGAGGCTCCTGTACCTTCACTTTACGATGGATGACAACTTAAGTCTTTCGGAAAAGGTCAAGGCAAAATACCGGGAAATGTACGCCGGGGTTTTCTATCTGCGGTATATCAAGGGCATGTGGGCCGTGGCGGAAGGTCTGATCTACACAATGCTCACGAAGGAGAACCTGTACACGAACGTGGAACGCCCGGCAGGACTGAAGAGCACGGCAGCCAAGACGATCACCGTGGACTACGGTACCACAAACCCCTGCGTATTTCTGGAGGTGTGGGACGATGGGGAAACGTTGTGGGTTGATCGGGAGTACCGTTGGGACAGCCGGTCAGAGGAAGCAAGACGCAGCGGGAACCCACAGAGGACGGATTCGCAGTACGCGGACGATATGGAGGAGTTCATGGGATCGACGCCAGAAGATCAGTGCATGGTCGTTGTGGACCCGTCAGCAGCATCCTTTATTGCAGAGCTCCGCAGCCGTGGCGTGTATGTAAAACCGGCGAACAACGAGGTGGAGGACGGGATCCGCGTGGTCGGATCGCTCTTGGCAAAGCGGAATATCCGGATCAACAAAGAAAACTGCAAGGGACTGCTCGGAGAGATGCGGTCCTACGTCTGGGACGACAAGGCGGCAGAGCGGGGCGAGGAAAAGCCCGTGAAGCAGAAGGATCACGGCCCGGATGCGTTAAGATATTATTGCTATACGGTCCTTCCAAAGTGGCGGATCGGGGCATAGGAGGAAGTTAAATGTCAAAGAAAAGGACGTCACGCCAGACAAGGGCGGCTACAAAACAAAATATGGATTCGAGGGCGCCCGTCATGACGATGGACGCCTTTTCTAATCCTGCGGCAAGGATCGGATTCGGAACGCTGGATCTTCTCCAGGCAACAGAGTACCCGATGACCAGAATGACGCAAAACTATCAGCTTCTGACAAGCCTGTATCGGGAGAACTGGATCATCCAGAACATTATCTCAACGATCCCGAACGACATGATGAGAAAATGGTACGACTTGAGGACCAGTGTGGCACCGGAATACCTGAAGCAGATGACACAGTTAGAGCGCCGGACACAGATCCGGAAGAAGCTGCTCCTCGGAATGTGCTGGGGACGGCTCTACGGCGGTGCGGTGGGCGTGATCCTGATCAAGGGACATAATGATATGAGCCAGCCGCTGAACCTGGACACGATCATGCCGGGAAGCTTTCTTGGACTTCATATTCTGGATCGTTGGAACGGAGTGTATCCGGAAGGAGAGCTTGTCACGGATCCGGAAGATCCAGACTTCGGGCTTCCGATGTTCTACACGGTCCGGAATGATGAAACAGGGACCATGGTAGCGAGAGTTCATCACAGCCGGGTGATCCGGTTCATCGGCAGGGAGCTTCCATGGATGGAGCAGGTGACCGAACAGTACTGGGGTGAGTCGGAGGTCGAAGCGATCTATGAGGAGCTGACCCGCCGGGACAACGTGGCTGGGAACATTGCGGCACTTACATTCCGGGCGAATATCAACTACCAGGAGACTGACGGACTGGATCAGCTGCTTGGATCCGCGAATGCTGAGATCCAGCGGCGCTTCTGGAATACACTGGCAGCCCAGTCCGTGATGGAGAGCAACTTCGGAACCCGGATGATCAACAAGGGGGATGCGATCCACAATACCCAGTACACCTTTACCGGACTTCCGGATGTCTATGACCGTGTCATGATGGACGTGGCCGGAGCCGCAAGGACGCCAGTGACGAAGCTGTTTGGACGTTCGCCTGCTGGCATGAACTCCACCGGAGAATCCGACCTGAAGAACTATTATGATTACATCGATGGACTGCGGGAGACGGAGCTCCGGGGAATCATTGAACGGCTGCTCCCGATCATGGCGCTATCGGCATGGGGCAGGATTCCGGACGATATGGACATCGACTTCCCGCCGATGCAGACGCCGGATGCGAAAGACGTGGCGGAGATCACAGAGCGGAAGAGCAATGCGGTCCTTGCGGCATATCAGAATGACCTGATTGATGCGGCAACCGCTATGCAGGAACTGAAGAGTCTGTCCGATGAGACAGGACTTTACAGCAAGATCACGGATGAAGCAATCGAAGCCGGGAAAGGAAAGTTCTACTCGGAGTCCCGCAGCATGCAGGATCCTATGGCGGGCTTTTCCTTCCCAGGGAGCACAGGGGAGGATGATGTAGGCGATGGCAACGAAGATCCGGCCGCCAAAGAAGGCTGATGTTACGGCGCTGCTTCGAAATCTTTTCCTCCGGACAGAGCAGGAACTGATCAGAGAGATCACCCGGAAACGTGCTGCAGGGCATGTAGAATATGCCGAGGTAGCGGCGCTGGATCGGGTCCAGAAGATCCTTCAGAACATGGTGGACACCTCCTGGAGCTATGTGCCAGTGATGATCGAAAAGATCTTTTATCACTCGGATAAAGATGCCGCCGGGTATACCAACGCGAGGACGATCACAGGAACACGCTCCGTGACCCAGATCGCCATTATGGAGCAGTTGGCGAACAATCTTCAAGGGGAACTCATGGAGATGGCGGGAACGGCGAAGAGGAGCGTTGAGAACGTGTTTACGATCGCAAGGCTGGAGAATGATCCGTACCGGAAACTGGCATTGGAACAGATCCTCCGGCAGGAGGCAGCAGGAAAGCCGTGGATCAAGAGCAGTCAGGATCTTGTAAAAGAGATGGAGACGAACGGAATCACCGGCTTTACGGACAAAGCTGGACGGAAATGGAGCATGCAGGCTTACGGTAACATGGCGGTCCGGACGACGGCCAGACAGGCGGAAGTGGCAGCACTCCTGACATCCGATGAATATGATCTCTGGCAGATCACGAAAGTCGGGACAACCTGTCCAGTATGTGCGCCGTTAGAAGGGCGTGTGTACTCGAAGAGCGGCACCAATCCGGATTATCCGCCGTTAACGGTAGCGTTTGGGAAGGTCGATCCGTATGGGAGTAATGATCTGTCGAACACCTACTTGAACATCCATCCGAACTGCCTGCACAGCCTGGTCAAGTACACCACGATCGGTAAGAGCACGGAGCGGATCCAGAAGGACAAGGACTTTTCAAGCATCGAAAAGAATCCTTTGAGCCGGGATCCCAGAACGAAGAAGCAGATCGCGGCATACCGGGAAAAGGAGAAGAACCGGCAGCGGCTTCTACGGGATATGAAGCAGCATAAAGAGTATCGGTCCATTCTGGGGAATGATGTGCCGAAAGACTTTGCGAAGTTCAGGGAATTGAAGTATAATAATTCTGAGAAATGGGATAAGTTCCATAGCCTGTATCAGGATGATAAACTGAAAAAGGAGATACGTTCTCCTGAAGTCAATAAGACGATAGAAGAAGGAAAGCAGGGTAAGCATATCCTCGGACACAAAAATTACAAAGATGGCCGTAGTTATTTGAAGGTATCTGCGGAAGAAGCACAGCGATTAGTTGATCAATATGCCGGAACAGGTCAAATAAAACGTGACAGCAAGGGACATTGGACGAATAAAGAATTTGTATCGGCGGACCATATAATTGGCGTTGTCGTGGATGCAAATACGGGAGAAACCATAGAAACTTCAAGATTTTCGATTCATTATTCGAAAAATGGTGTCCATATAGTGCCGAGAAAGGAGTAAGCTATGTTGGTAGGCAAGGAGCTTGAAATGTATCAGGTTCAAGGGAAAAAGGTGCAGATTTATTTAAATGACGGATCAGAATTGGTTGGAATGTGTACGGAATTTTCTTCGGCATACGATAATGATCCAGAAGAGGCAAGTATTACTCTGCACAGACCGTTAAAGGATGGAAAAGAACTTCCGTGGGAAACAGAAGTGATGGAGCATGAAATTAAAGAAATCAAAATAACAGATTAGTACCACCAGTCAGAAATGGCCGGTGGTATTTTTATACCCATAAAGCAGGATATCAATTTGATTTGTAGCTTGCATAGAAAACACTTGACTTTTGGAAGACATAAATATATAATCTGATTTATGGAAGACAAAAGTGAGGTGATTTAGATGTCTCCAAGAACAGGACGGCCAACAGACAATCCTAAATCGTTTAAAATTACAGTTAGACTGGATGCAGATGCAAATGAAATTCTTGAAGCATATTGCAGACAAGAAGGTATTGAAAAAGGTGAAGCTGTAAGAAGAGGGATAAAGAAATTGAAGGCTGAACTACAAAAATAGAGCGTTGCCCGACTACCAATCAAAACAACGCTCTACCGCAGAAGTTTCCTTCTGTAAATATTATAATGCAGCAGGAAACTTCTTTCAAGAACCAAAATTTGAAAGGAGTTTTATTATGCAGTTACCACAAGCAATAGAGGTGCAGGGAAAAAGAGTGCTGATGACAAGACAACTTGCAGAGGCATATGGTACTGAGAGGCAGATTATTTCAAATAACTATACCAGAAATAAGAAAAGGTATGTTATGGGAAAGCATGTAATCATTCTTGAAGGAGAGGAACTTAAAGGATTTAAAGCGAGTCATCAAATTGATGACAACCTTAAATTTGCTCATACACTTTATCTCTGGACCGAAAAAGGAGCGCTTCTCCACGCAAAATCCTTAAATACAGACAAAGCATGGCAGGTGTATGATTTTCTGGTTGATTTCTATTTCCGGGCTAAGGAACCGAGACCAGAGAAAACGGAGGTAGTTCCTGCGGCGACCCAAATGGATCCAGCAAAAGAAAAGACACCAGAGAGAAAGGCGTGTCAAGATGAAATAGGTATTTTCAAGATTTTGTTGAAGATGGCAGAACAGAGAGGATTGGTTGTAAAGACAAAGCCATTATTAGCAGTAAAGAGTTATTTACATGGAGAGAGACTTGCAATCGCTCCGAATCTATCATTGAAAGAAGTTAATTACGAACTCGCATTTGAATTATTTCATTCTGTGGTCAATTGCGATCAGGGAAATATGATCAATACGCCATTACGAAAGTATTATAATACTCAGGCGGAAAGAGCAGCAAATCTAATTATTCAGTTATTAGACATCAAAACATCATAAAACATAGAATGAACGTCCTTCTACAGAGGGGCGTTCTTTTTATACGATTTGTTGCGACGTCGCAACAAACAGGGAGGTGATTACAATAGGATTTTTCAAGTGGATCAGATGGATCAGACAGCACCGATGCAGCCATCACTACTGCAAGCACTGGAGCCGGGATTCCGGCCCCTACGGCGGTTATGTGAAACGCTGCGCAAGGTGCGAAAAAACAGAAAGGTGGAAATAGATGCTTGCGTATTACGGATACACGATAAGCCCAAACCAGATCGAGACTGGCGAGGGCTTTTTGATTTGTAAGAATGTGCCGATTGCCCGCACTGGAACGCAGGACTATCTCGGAAGTGAGCTGGGGCTCTCCGGTGGGGATTCCAGCCGGATCATCGCTGTCATCCGTTCGCCGGATGAAGTGTTTTCCGAGGCGGCCATGGCGTCTTTTGAGGGCAAGCCGGTGACAAATGATCATCCGCCTGGACTGATCGGACCGGATGACGTGAAGAACTACGAGATGGGGCATGCACAGAATATCCGCCGGGGAACCGGTGAATGGAAGGACTTCATGATCGCGGATCTTCATATCCACGACAGAGACCTGATCGATGCGATCCAGAACGGAAAGCGAGAGATCAGCTGCGGATATGAATGTGATTATGCGAAGAATGAGGATGGCACATACAGCCAGAAAAATATCAGAGGGAATCATGTAGCGGTAGTGGACCGGGGAAGAGCCGGGAAGCGGGCCGCTATTTTAGATTCAGATAAAAACAAAAAGGCAGACAAGCCGGAAAGGAAAGCAATGAGCAAAAAGGGATTATTTTTCAACCTCTTCGGACAGGCCGTCAAGGATAAGAGTCCGGAAGAAATCCAGCAGCTGGCCATGGATGCTGCGGCCGCGTTAGATGCGGAGGAGACAAAAGGCAAGGAGGGAGCGACCCCGGAGGGGGAAAAGACACCGGAGGAGAAGCCGGGAGAGACAGGAAAGACTCCGACTAAGGACGCCGCGTTTCTGGATGCCCTGGATAAGAAGATCGACAGACTCTTAGAGGTCCTTGATAAAGCTCCGGAGGAAGAAAAGAAGGATCCGATGGACGAGGCCATCAAGGCATTAGAGGGAACCGAGGACGCTGATCCGAAGGGAGAAGAAAAGAAAGAGGGCGAGGCAAAGGTCGTTCCGGCAGAAGAGATGGATGGAGAATCTTCAGAAGGTATGGACAAAGCAGTAGCTCTCGGAATCTTAAAGGCAATGCGTCCGACCGTGGCCGCGATCCAGGATCCGGTACAGAGACAGGCTGTTTCTGATGCGCTGATCAAACTTGTTACCACAAACGATTCGAAGAGCGATATTAGCGCGATCTTAAATGCATCCCGCGCGAACGCAAAGAATGCAGCTGATAAAGCGCCGGTCATGGATGTGGACCAGTGTCAGGCCGCTTATGACGCAAGAAACCCGCACAAGAGAAAGGAGAATAACTGATGAGAGGACAGGTAATTGGAAAGAGCATGCCGCACGGCTATGCCGGAAGCTATGCAAGACAGGCAGATATGGTGGTAGACACCCATCCGAGCGAAGGTGAGATCGCATTCGGTGCGCCGGTAGTACTTGGAACCGCGGGAGCAGTAAAACCGTGGGAAGCAGCATCCACAGCGGCAAAGTTCGTCGGTGTCGCACTTCGTGAGGTAAAATCCGCAACGGATTATATGAACCAGAACGAGGGCGGATATCACAAAAACGAAGCCGTGCCGGTCATGAAGCGCGGCTGTGTGAACGTGATTTGCCAGAATGGCACACCGGCACCGGGCGGAAAGGTCTACATCCGCACTGTGGAAAATGAGTCTTACCCGAAGGCAGTTATCGGAGGCTTCGAAGCGGCAGCAGATACCGGAAAGAACGTGGAACTGACAAACGCACAGTGGAAGGGAAGCGCAGATGCCAATGGCGTGGCAGAGATGCGGATCCTGACCATCTTAAACGCATAGGAGGGAACGAGACATGGCATTTAAGAATGTAGGTACATACAACTTAGATAAAGCGGTGAGCGGGTCTGCCGGAGCCGCAAATGCAGGTGCATTTACAATGGACGCTGCCGGAATTGCCTCCGGACAGGCGTTCCTCACGGCTGAGCTTGAGAAGCGTGATACGCTCGTTCGGACACCGCTCACAAGCTTCACATACGCAAGAGATATCCCGATCCGTGTTGGCGGCGGCTGGGCAGAGTTTGTTTCCGCGATGCAGGTGGGTTACGGCATCACTGGAGGCTCCGGGGATAACCTGATGCATTCCGGCGGCGCGAACGGGATCCCGATGGTACAGGCGGACTTCTCGAAAGGACAGTATAAAACCCACGTGGTTGCCGCAGGTACCCGTGTGATGTGGGTCGATCTGCAGCGTGGTAATATGACCGGACGCAACATGGACAGTCTCCTTCGTGACGGTCTGCGTCTGACTTACGACAAGCACATGGATGAGAATACCTACGTGGGATTTTCCAGATTTGGCACCACAGGCTTGTTAAACAATTCGGATGTTACTGTAACAAACGCGGCAACCAATGGTGCAACGACATCCAGTACAAAGTTCAAGGACAAGACACCAGATCAGATTTTGAAGGACATCAACGAGGCGATCCTCTTAGCATGGAATGCCTCCGAGAACGATAATGCAGCGATTCCGAACCATATCATCATGCCGTATGAGCAGTTCAATTACCTCGCAACCACAAAGGTGACAGATCTGGCAGAAAAGACGATCTTAACCTTCCTGCTCGAGAACAACGTTGCCAAGCAGAACGGATCCGATCTTGTGATCGCAGCAACAAAGTGGTGCAAGGGAGCCGGAGATGCAGGGGTGGATCGTATGGTGGTCTATCGCAATGAGGAACGTTTCCTTGCGATGGATGAGTTGGTACCGCTGACGAGAGCCATGACAAGCTCTAACACTAATGACTTCTGCTTTGACACTGCCTATGCCGGAAACCTGTCCGAGGTAGAGATGTTCTACGACCAGACCATGCTCTATGTAGACGGAATTTAAGGAGGGAACACATGTTTATTATAGCGAAAAGAAATTATCTGGTGAGACGGGCCGATGGCTCGTTTTACCGGATCGAAAAGGATTATATCGGAGAGATCCCGGAGGATGTCGCAGAGAGTGAGCTCGTCCAGAGAGCGATCGTCGGTGGTAATATTGCGGTTCCGGGCGGTACCAAAGACAAGGAGCTCTATAAGGCAGATGATGCGGCGGCAGAGCAGGCAGCAGAATATGACATCCGTCCTGACACTGAGAAACCTGCGGCGGAGGAAGAGGCTAAGAAGTCTGTAAAAGCGAAGAGTACAAAGAAAGAGTGATGCCTATGTGGCCGTATGGAAGCACAAACCCGATGACAGCAAAGTTTCAGGCGGCAAAAGAGCAGGCGGCGAACCTTACACAGCCGGGAGAGCGGGGAGCTTACACGGAAGAGATGTTCCGGGAAGACTTCCCGCAGTTTACGAAGAAAGTCACTCCAGAGAATGATGGGGATCCCGAAATTCAGGATCTTCTTCCGCAAGGGATTCTTCAGATGTTTCTGGAACAGGTCAATGACAGTGTCCTTTCATCGCGCTGGGGAAGCATGTGGCGCTATGCCGCAGGGCTTTACCTGGCGCATTTTGCGGCGATGTACTTAAAGACATACGCTCCGGAGTCTTCCGGGGCGGCACAGGCAGCCGCAAAGGCACAGCCCGCAGGAGTCATTAAGAGTGCCACTATGGGAGACACATCTGTCAGCTATGACAACTCCGCGGTGACGATCGGAACGGAGAAGTGGGGCAGCTGGAACGCCACACAGTACGGCCAGCAGCTTGCAACACTCGCCCGCTTGGTGGGGATGGGAGGCATGTATGTTATTTGATAATCCGATTTTTGAAGGCTGGTACACGGACCTTGTGGACGTTTACCGGGTAGTTACTGTGAAGGATGGAAGTATTTCCAGACAGGAGCGGAAGAAGGTTGGAGAGGGCATTCCGTGCCGCGTGTACCATACCGGAACCGGAAGCCCGAGCATCACGGACAATGCTGCAAGAACCAGGGGAGAAGATAAGATATCCTGTGATCTCTCTGCAGACATCCAGACCGGGGATGAGCTTCATGTAATCCGCGGCGGGAACATCGGCAAAGCGAACCAGTCGGAACGGTATCTGGCCGGACCGCCGCAGGTTTATTACGATCCGATCGGCGGAGCGCTTACCGGTTTGGAGCACAAAGAGGTCGTTCTTCTGAGGGACAACCTGATCGGATCCGGGAGGTGATCGTTTGTCGAGCTTTGGAAGCCAGATGCGGAAACGACTGGAAGAACTGAGAAAAGCCGGAGAGAATGTTCCGCAGATCATGGCGGAGGTCGCTGAAGGAGCGACCATTGAGGCGGTTCGCGTGGCAACAGAAAAGACGCCGCCGAATGATGGAACCCTTGCCGGGACCAACATGAGAAGCGGGCAGATGGCACAGCACTGGGCGACAGACAGTGTGACAACACCGATTATGGCCGGCGGATCCATAATCACGGAGCTTAACAACAACATGCAGTACGCATCCTATGTGAATGATGGCCACCGAGTAGACAAGCACTTCGTTCCGGGACTGATCATCAACGGAAACCTTCTGGAGATGAGTCCGGATGGTTCCGGCGGTCTCATGGTCGGTACAAAGACAACTTATGTGCAGGGAAAATACATGAAGGAAGCGGGAATCGGAAAATACCGGGATACGATCCGGAAGGAACTGGATCGGAGAGTAAGGGAGGCACTCAAGTGATTTTTTCATTGCATCATGTGATCAACAGTCTGGCGGAGCTTCTTTCCGAAGGCTATCCGGAGTACCCGGTATATGACAGCCCAAATCAGCAGGGAACGAGTTTTCCCTGTTTCTTTATTTTCTACATGCCGTCCACGATCGAGGACCAGATCGGAAACCGGTATCTCCGGGATCTGGGCGTGGATATCGTCTTTGTGCAGCAGAGAAACCTCGCGAATGGAAACCAGAAGATCCATGAGATTGCGGACTTTCTGGACCGGAATCTGGAGATGTTCCGATATTCAGACGGCAGCGGGGACAGTGCGTTGATCGCGGTCTGGGAACGTCGGTGGAATATCGAGGATGAAGAACTGCATTACCAGTTCCATATCCGGGAGCGGATCCTGGTGGAAGAAACCGTAAATCTCATGCAGGACATGGAGGAAAACAATGTCGGAATCAAAGAGGACAGTTAAGAAAACGGCAAAGGCGGAAGAGAAAAAGTACTCCACGGAGAAGCTTTTAAAGAGCCGCCATCTTGCAGCATATCAGCCGGATTTTGCCAGGGTGATCCTGACAGAACCGGAATACACGATCTCCGGGGCAATTGATGCTCTGGAGAGGGCATTGAAAGGAGGAAGATAACATGGCAGGCGGAACATGGATGAGCCAGAACAAGGTCCAGCCGGGCGTGTATATCAACACGAAGTCCAGCGGAAACCTTTCGGCGAGTATTGGAGAAAAAGGTATCGTGGCGATCGCGGAACCCCTCTCATGGGGGCCCTGTGAGGTCATGCAGACGATCATTCCGGGCGAGGACTTAACGCCTTACATCGGATATGACGTCACGAGTGAGAAGGCAATGTTCCTGCGGGAGATGATGAAAGGCAGTGATACGACTCCGGGTCCGATCAAGATCCTTCTGTATCGTCCAAAGGGAACCGACGGAGCCAAGGCAACCGGAACGATCGGAACATTGACGGTGACAGCATTGTACGAGGGAATCCGCGGTAACGATATTACAATGATCGTTCAGGAAGATCCGGACGCGGAGAGCACCTATGTAGTCTCTACCGTTGTGGATGGACGTACCGTAGATGAACAGACTGTCACAGAAATCTCCGGGCTTACAGCGAATGCCTGGGTCACATTTTCAGGAACGGGAAGTGCCTTTACGAAGACAGCAGGAACGGCGCTCACAGGAGGCAAGGACCCGACGATCGCCAATGCAGATTACTCCGCATTTCTGACTGCGCTTGAAAAGTACAGTTTCGATGTTGTGGTATACGACGGGGCAGAGCAGGTCGTTATCCAGGCATACGCATCCTTCGTGAAACGTATCTCGGAGCGCGTGGGACGCAAATGCCAGGCAGTTATGGCGGCAGCGGAAGAAAGTAACAGTGAGTGGGTGATCTCCGCAGGAAACGGTGTCAAGCTTTCTGACGGCACGGTTCTGACACCGCAGCAGGTGACTTGGTGGCTCGGTGGAGCAGAGGCCGGCGCCCCGTATAATCAGTCTCTTACATACGCCAGATATCCGAACGCGGTGGAGGCAAACCCGAAGTTTACCGACACAGAGATCGAGGAAGCAATCCAGAAGGGCAAGATCGTGTTTATCGATACCTTTGACACTGTCAAGGTATGCACAGATATCAACACCCTGACAAGCTTCACGGTGGATAAACAGAGCTGCTTTGCAAAGAACCGCGTGATGCGTGTCCTGAACCAGTTCTGCAACGATGTCTATAAGCAGTTTTCCCTGTATTACATCGGAAAGACCAACAACAACGACGATGGAAGAAATCTTCTGAAGGGCTGGATCGTTGGATACTTAAACGAGATGCAGGCAAACGGCGGAATCCAGAATTTCGAACCGGATGACGTGGAGGTCCTTGCAGGCAATGAGATCGATGCGGTCATCGTAAACGTTGCAATCCAGCCGGTAGACAGCATTGAGAAGATCTACATGACAGTAAATGTGTCTGTTAATTCGGACAATGAGTAAGGAGGTGTAAGATATGGCAATCAACGAAGGATATTTACTCGCACAGGATTCCTACCGCGGCGCGGCCGGAAAAGCTTTTGTCGCGATCAATGGCAGTAACGAGCTTCTGTTCGGAATCACAAAGTTTGAATCCAACGCAGAGATTCAGACCGGCGAGTTTAAAGTCGTCGGAGCGCTGACAGAGCAGGAAAAGATCAAGGGGTTAAAGTATTCCGGATCCGCAACGATCTATTATGGAACTCCGACGCTGCTGAAACTTCTGGTGGAATTCAAGCGTACCGGAAAGTTCCCGGTAATCAACTTCCAGATCACCAACGATGACCCCGCGTCATCTCTTGGATCGCAGACCGTGGTGCTCTACAACGTAATCCTGAAAAAGATCCCGATCGCGCTTTTGGATGCATCTGCGGAAAGTCTGTCGGAAGATATTCAGTTCACATTTAATGATTTTGAGCCGCTGAAGCATTTCAACAGCCAGCCGTCTCAGTTAGGTAAATAAGGAGGACAAGTTTATGGGAAACTTAGGAGCATATTTAAGACCGATCCCGGCCGGAAAAACGAAGGAGATCTTTCTTGAAAATTTTAAGGATGAAAAGGGAAATAAGATTCCGTTCGTGGTAAAAGCGATCACCCCGAAAGAAAACGAGATGATCGTGAAGAGAAACACTATTAAGGGCAAGCTTAACAGCACAACTTATGGTAATGAACTGATTGTTACATGCCTGGAGACGCCAAATCTCAAGGACACCGAGCTGTGTAGCTTTTACGGCGTGATGGACCCGATGGAAGTTCCGAGTCTCATGTTCACCATCGGAGAAAAGCAGATCGTTATGGATGCCATTACTGAGATCAATGATATCAAGATGGCAAGCAATCTGATGAACGAAGCAAAAAACTTTTAGCGGGAGGAGACTGGGAGACAGAAACAAGTTATTTTGCATTTGTCTCCCTCGGAATCTTCCCGGAAGAGTTTGAAAAGCGACCGTTGCGGGAGAAACTCCTCATGGCGGCAATGATGGACCGATTGTCGAAAGAGATCAAGGATAAGTAAGGAGGCGGGAGAATGGGACAGATACAGGAACAACTCATTTTAACGGACGGTTTTACGTCGGCATTCACCCGCTTCTTAAATCTCGGAGATCAGGCGGCGGTAAAGTTCGATAAGATGAGCGGATCCAGCCAACAGTTTACGCAGACATCCATGTATGCGACGCAGCAGATCGATTCGATGAGATCCGCACTTGCAGCACAGCAATCACTCTTTGCCGCGCAGAATCAGAGGCTTGCCGTCCAGAAGAACCATGTGGCGGAACTTACAACGAGATATCAGGAACTGGCAGCTAGCAAAGGTGCAGATGCAACCGCCACGCTCAGGGCCCAGGAAGCGCTGGCAAGAGCACAGGTTGCGGAACAGAACATTTTCCAACAGTCTCTTAAGACTTCTGAAGTAATCGCAAAGCAGAACAGTGCGATTGAAGAGTTTGCTTCAAAGATGGAGGCGGCAGGACAAGAGACCGAAAAGGCAGGGAAGGCACAGGAGAAGTATAACGAGCAGATCAAGAAAGGAAGTTCTGCAGCTGGAGATCTTTTGAAAACAATCAGGCGTATCGGAACGGCGCTCGGCGTAGCAAAGCTCACGAAAGATTTCCTTGATTTTTCTGATACGCAAACACAGATCACTGCCAGATTAAACCTAATGAATGATGGACTGCAAACGACAGATCAACTCAGTGAAATGATCTATCAGTCGGCGCTTCGCTCAAAGTCTGCATACTCGGATACAGCGGATGCGGTCGGAAAGATGGGATTGAACGCGAAGAATGCATTCTCATCAAACCAGGAACTGATCGCTTTCACGGAACAGGTCAACAAGCAGTTTAAAATCGGTGGTGCATCAGCTCAGGAACAGAGCAATGCGATGGTGCAGCTTACCCAGGCGATGGCAGCGGGTGTCCTTCGAGGACAGGATTTAAACTCCATCCTTGCGGCGGCCCCGGGAATTGCCAGAACCATCGAGGAGAGTATGGGATGGGCGTCCGGATCCATCAAGCAGTATGCAGAAGATGGAAAGGTTACAGCTTCGGTCGTAAAAAATGCGCTGCTTGATATGGCGGATCAGACGAATCAGAAGTTTGCATCGATCCCGATGACGCTGTCGGATGCGATGACGCAGGCGCAGAATATCGTCCAGCATGAAGTAAAGCAGATGGCGCAGTCCTGGAACGACTTTATTCAGACGGATCAGGGGCAGGAGATCCTCGGGGAAGCGATCTCGCTGCTGTCCGTTATGGCGCAGGTCGGAACAGATGCACTGGCGGCTGTGGGATCCGGAGCGCTTTGGGCGCATGAGAACATGGACATGGTTATTCCGATACTTGCCGCGGTAGGAGTTGGTTTTTTGCTTTTAAAGGCACAAGCTGTTGGCGCTGCATTGGCGAGTGCTGCAGCCTGGACGATGGCGAACTGGCCGATCCTTTTGTTAGCATCTTTATTCGCAGTGGCGTTGGTTGCGGCACAGCAGTTCGGATTTGGCATGCAGGAAGCCGGTGTGGTTACTGGCTATGTATTTGGAATGGTCTATGCGACCGGATACAATGTCTTTGCTACACTTTGGAATGTAATTGCATCGTTTGCGGAGTTTTTTGCGAATGTGTGGAATGATCCACTCGGGGCAACTGTACACCTGTTTTCCAGTGTGCTTGATACGATCCTCAGCATGGTAGAGACTGTGGCCGGAGCCATCGATGCGTTGACAGGATTCCATCTTCAGGGCGCAGTCAGCGGGTTCAGAGGAAAGATATCTGACTGGGTGGATAGCACCTTCGGAGAGAATTCAGTCCAGATCAAGCGTATGGCAAACCTTGATGTCAGTGCCACGGCGAGGCAGTTCGGCGACTACGGTGCGAATCTAGGTTCTAAGATTGAAAATCTGGATCTTGATATCGGAAAACTTGCGGGTAGCTTTGGTGATCTGGACCTTTCGGGACTCGGAAATGGAAATATTGACAATGTTGCAAAGGTCGGAAAAGTCGGCAAGGTGGATGATATCAAATTGTCGGATGAAGACCTGAAGATCTACCGGGATCTTGCGGAACGCCGGTATATGAACAAGATCGAATTAAAGACTCTGGCACCGGAGATCCATGTGACGGTTCCGGAATCCGCTGGAGGAAATCTGACGGCTGATGATGTCACGGATTATATCCGGAAGATGCTCATCGAGCAGATGAACTCCCAGACATCGGTATCGCACGGATGATGAAAGGAGTGTGTTCATGGCAAAATTAAAAATCGGATGTTCGATCTATCTGATGTTTGCCGGGAAGAAGATAAAACTCCCGGTAAATCCGGAGGAGATTGAAATAAAAAATCCGACAGACCATAAAACGTATGACGTCATCGGTGTTGGTGAGATCGTGGTTCCCAGGAAGCCTTCTTTAAAAGAGGTCTCCTGGGAATCCTTTTTCCCGGGAGATCGCCAGGCCGTGTATGTGAACAGTGGGGCAAAAGCGCCATCCTATTATCTGAAATATTTTGAAAATGCATTGAAGAAAAAGCAGGTCTGCCGGCTGATCATTACAAGGTCCGGCGGATCCGACACCAATATGAAATGCATTGTTTCAAGCTTTGAGACGAAGGATAAGGGCGGGGAGCCAAAAGATATCTATTACAGACTGGAATTACAGGAGTATCGTTCCTATGCACCGAAGGTCGTCTCGATCTTAAAGACTCCGGCCGCAGGGCAGGCGAGTGCCGAGGCGTCCACAGAGACTCCGAGGGCGGTGGAATCCCCGGTTCTTCGTGTCGGTGCCACGGTGATCGTAAACGGGGAATACTGCTATGACAGCTATGGTGGGAGACCTCATGGAACGGCCAACAACCTGAGCACTACGGTGACGCGGATTGTTTCCGGAAATCCATATCCGGTCCATGTCGGATCCTATGGATGGGTACAGGAAAGTCAGTTGCAGATTACGGGGTGATGAAAGATGGAGAGATCATTGCAGGTCCAAATAAAAGGAAAAGCTCCCGATGGTTCAGACCTGATAACGATCATGGAATACATAGAGGTTGCCAGAGAGATCGAGTTCACGACGAACCGGATGGATGCGCCTGGAAAGTTAAAGTTTTCCTGTCTGGAGGATGGTCCGATCGGGATTCCGGAGGGAAGCTCGGTGGAGTACAGCGTAGATGGTGTGAAACTGTTTAAAGGGTTTGTATTTACGATCGAGCGCACACGGGATGGTGAGACAACCTATACCGCCTATGATCAGCTTCGGTACCTGAAAGCGAATGCCAGCTATTCCCTTGACAACATGAGTTTTGAACAGATCCTTACGCGGATTGCCGGAGACTTTGGCTTGAAAGTAGGAACATTGGAAACAACCGGGTATGTGTTTCCGACATTTCTGAAGGAAAATGAGGACTGTCTGAACATTGTATTTGACGCGCTGTCAGAGACCATTGTCCAGACCGGGAAGATCTTCATCCTGTACGATAAAGCCGGAGAACTGACGCTTGTGGAAGCGAAAAACTGGTTTACGAACACAATGGTAGGAGATGGCAGTCTGGTAACAGACTACACCTATAAGCGTGATATTGATTCTGATACCTATAACCGCGTGAAGCTTGCCCGGAAGAATGAAAAGAGTGGACGCACCGACGTGTACGTGCATGAAGACACCGATACGATCAAAAAGTGGGGGCTTTTGCAGTATTATGATGAGGTGGATGAGAACCTGAATGAGGCACAGATCGACAAGATGTGTGAGGCATATCTCCAGTATTACAACCGGGTCCTTCAGACGTTGAAGCTGGAGGCAATCGGAGTGCCGGAGATCCGTGCCGGCATGATTCTGCCGGTTAAGGTCGGGGATATTGAAGATCTTGCCACGTCGAGGCTGCTCCTTGCAGAAAAGGTGACGCAGAAATGGGCAGGAGAGGACCATACCATGCAGATTGAAGTGAAATCATTTGAACAGCTGGGAGGTGTGAGCATCATATGACAACGGAACTTCTTGGAGTCCTTCAGGAGATCGTAAAAAACTATATGAATGCGATAAAAATGACGGACAAGGCCACTGGGACCGTCATAAAGACCTCTCCGCTCACGATCCAGACAGATACCTCCCTGCCGCCGATTTCCGGGAATGCGCTGATCCTGACAAGCAACGTCATCGAGCGGACGGAGCCGGTGAAGGGTGGCGCCGGTGGAACAGTAACAGTCACGGAAGGGTTAAAAGCGGGAGACAAGGTCCTGCTCCTCCGAGTCCAAAAAGGACAGCAGTTTATTGTATTATCAAAGATCACATAAGGAGGTCATCATGGCAGTATTACCGGAAGGCGTGGGGCTTGATGTGACCCTGCATCATGTGGAAAAACCGACAAGGACATTCCTGATCGACTGGTCATCGAAACAGGTCGCCGGCATGGATGAAGGACTTCCTGCAATGCGTCAGGCCGTGGAGATCATCCTTCAGAATGAACGGTTCCGGTGGCAGATCTATTCGTCTGATTTTGGAAGTGAACTGGAGAACCTGGTGGGAGAAGAACGGGATTACATCGAAAGTGAACTTCCGCGCCGGATTGAGGACGCATTTTCAGGAGACAGCCGAATCCTTACAGTGGAAAATTTTGTATTTACGGAAAAAATACCGGGAGAGCTGAGCTGCAGCTTTGATGTGAAAACGGTATATGGAACATTGACGGAGGAGGTGAGTGTGTGATCGATTTTAGCGGATATACAAGGGAAGCGATTCAGAAAGAGATGCTGGACCAGGTGGATCCCAACATTGACACCAGGGAAGGCAGCATGATCCAGACATCGATTGGACCGGCGGCCTGGTATCTGGAAGGGGTTTACATGATCTTAAAGCAGATTCAGGATAACGCCTATCCGGCCACTGCGGTCGGTGACTGCCTAGATAAGATCGTTCAGACGCGAGGACTTACCAGAAAACAGGCAACGGCAGCAGTCCGGAAAGGAACCTTTAACACCGCAGTTCCATCCGGGTCGGAATTCAAGACGATCAACGGGGCAGATTCCCAGATCTTCGTGACCGGAGACCGGATCTTCGGAGGCGGGCCGGAATACGTCTATGCGATGCAGTGCAAGGATACGGGAATATCCGGAAACAACTATTCCGGGAATCTGCTCCCAATTACGCCGGTGGAAAATCTTACCTCCGCAGTTCTGGGAGATATCATCATGGCCGGAACGGAGGAGGAGACGGATGAAGCACTGAGAAGCCGGTTCTATGAGACGTTTGATGTCGCTGCATTCGGCGGAAATATCTCCTCTTATAAAAATGAGATTCTGTCAATTGAAGGAGTTGGAGCCGTGCAGGTATATCCGGCATGGAAGGGCGGCGGGACTGTCCTCTGTAGCATCCTTGGGGATGATCTCCGGCCGGCGCTTCCAGCTACAGTCCAGAAAGTTCAGAATATCATCTGCCCGCCGGAAGATGGCAGCAGCGTACCATCCGCAGACGGATATGGGATCGCACCGATCGGCGCGGCCGTGACGATCACAACAGGCACAGCGTTGACTTTAAATATTACATGTGACATCGATTTTGTAGAGACGATGCCGAACGGTGTTGAAACCTATAAAAATCAGATCAGGCAGAAGATTCAGGAATATCTGGATACGCTCTGTAAAGCATGGGGAGATGCTATAAAATCCCATCAGATCACGTATGCGGTCACAGTCTACGCGTCCAGGATCATCTATTCCATCCTGACGATCCAGGATGTTGTCAATGTGTCCAATGTAAAGATCAACGGCGTCAGCGGAGATCTGAAGCTTACAGAGACATCTGCATTGCAGCAGGTGCCGGTACTGGGGACGGTGGTGATCAACGGTGAGTAGAGCGGAAGAAACTTTAAGAGGACAGTTGCCGGAATACTTCCGGCCAATCATCGAATTCAGAGAGATATTAAAAGCACATGGATACAGTCTTGACAAGCTTGATGAAACAAGCGAGAAGGTGAAGGACAACAATTACATCGCAACCTGTGATGAGGAGACGATTGCGTATTATGAAAAGCTCCTGGGGATCACGTATCGTTTTGGAGACACGATGGAATACCGGAGAGCACGGGTACTGCAGAAATACAACACGATCGTTCCCTTTTCCATTGAATTTCTGAGAGACAAGCTCACGGAGCTGTACGGGGAAGACGGATATGAGATGTCCGTTGATTCAGCAGCTTGTAAGCTGAAGATAAAAGTTACATCAGACTGTTACGGGGCGATCGACCTTCTTTATGATCTTTTGTGGGATGTTGTTCCAGCTCACATTCAGATCCTTGCCAATCAGCAGACAACAAACCGTGTTCCGTGCCGCCTGTACGCAGCAGGAGCCGTTTCACGGGTATTTGTACAGACAATTTACAGACATACCGTTTATGACATCGAAGAGGCGGCAAATACAGGTGGAGCGGTATCAGGTACCAAGATTCAGACAATATCGAACGAATAGGAGGAAAAAACGATGGGAGTATATAGAGCGGCCATTGTAACAGAGAACGGACAGAACCTTATTGCGCAAGCGTTAGCGAATGAGAAACCTTTAATTTTCACAAGCGCAAAAACATCAAGTTATTCATATCCGGTGGGAACCGATGTTCCGGCACTGACTGGGCTACAGGATGTGGTGCAGAGTGTGCTGCCATTTGACAGTAAAGTACTGGGCGGAAATGTGGCACAGGTGAGTGTCCGCTTCGATAATGATGGAGTGGATCAGACGTATCGAATCGAGACGATCGGACTCTATGCCAAGATTGAGGGCGGAGCGGAAACATTATTTTCTGTCACACAAGCGACAACTCCAGATGAAATGCCGGTGCAGAGTGACATCTCCCCGTCAGCGTACATATACAATATTCAGCACACAGTGCAGAATGCGTCACAGATCACGCTTACCGTGAATCCGGCCGGAACTGCAACAGTGCAGGATATTATGGATATTGAAAGTCCAGAGTTCGATGATTCTGGTACGGTGGAAGGGATCAGCAGCTTTCCAGGTTTTCTTGAAACCATGAAGTCGAAGATGAATTTCTTCCAGTTCTTCAGAAATTTAAAAGCCGGACTGCAGTTCGTCCTCCACGCCGGTCAGATCGTCAACAACTGCGTGACGGACAATGCCGGACTTCCTCTTTCGGCGGCGCAGGGGAAGGTCCTGAAAGATCTGTACACTCAATTGTATAGTGATTTGAATACCACAAATAACAATTTGAGTAATGCTGGGATCACAACTGTAAAAAAGATTACAGATTTATATGCCATAAAAAAATCGGGATTTTATTGTTATGATGCTGGTGCGTCCAATGCACCTATGTCATCAAGAGGTGGCATGGTCATTGCGAATTATTTAAGCGATGCATGGATATCTTTAAATGTTGTACCGTATGCATTATCCAAAATATATACCAACTCAAAATATAACAGCACTTGGACCGGCTGGTCAGAATTGGCTTCAAAGGATGATTTGGCAACAAAACTTGAATTAGTTGCGACGGACTTTTTACCTTTAACAGCCGCCACAATTCAACCAAATAATTATACATATTTTATCTTTAACCCATCATTGCCATCTGGTTATATATTGGTTGGTGCTTGTCTAAAAGACACGAATGCACTTGCCAGAAAAGTTGTACCGGTATATTGTAATGCTTCAAGCTCTAATGGAACGCATAGGATCAATCTTCAGCTTGCAAACACTTCTAATGACGTTGTATCCATAACAGCTGATATGGCAATAGCATTTTATTTATTTGTTAGAAAAAAATAGCATTATATAAGCTTTGCATGATGTATAATTACTTTGTCCAGATTACTTTGTTATTCAGCATTAGCTTAACCGCATTTTCACCATCAGAAAGAAAAGCCAATGAACAAGAATTTCCTGATTCATCTTCTATATCAAGATAAATATTTTTTAATCCATTGGTACCGCTTCGAACTTTAAATGTCTTTGCGTTTCCTCGGAAATCAATGGATTTTGTTAAATCATCCTTTGTAACATACTGATCCCATCCCTTCCATTTTCCTCCATCGTAGCTATTAACTGCGAGAGGGGCTTTTGTGGAAATCCCGTAGAGTAAAACCGTAACAATTTTGCCTTTTGATCGAACGATTATTGTCGCACATGAATATCTGTAATAGGAATTTGGAATATCAGCGCCCGTATAACTATCACCCGGAAATCGAACAGTGTGCATTCCTTCGGGAAGCGTCAAAGCATAATCTAAAACACTTGAAGATAATGAAGTATCCAGCCGAGAATTTATATTACCCAAATTGTTATTTGTGGTATTCAAATCACTATACAATTGAGTATGTGTTCTGGGTAAATGCCCTATCAGAGCCTCCATCCTTTACAATGAAAAGCGAAGGAAAGGAGGCTTTTATGATAGAGCAGATTATCAAAAACGTACTTAATGCGATGACGTCGCGGCTGGATCCGGAGCAACTGGAACATCTCAGCAACGTACTCTATTTGAATTTCCATGGAAAAGAGCTCCAGGAAGAGCACACAGAGCTGGTTGACACAGGTGAGGATGGAGACGAGGCAAAAATCCGGATGTTCGTGGCCAGCAAGATTGCCATGAACAGGAAGCGAAAAACGTTGCAGCATTATGTGAAGGAAGTTCGGAATGTTCTGGCGTTTCTTGGGAAGAGTATTGACGCAGTGACGGGAATGGATCTCCGGATGTACTATGGATATATGAGGGAAAAGCGTGGAATCAAAGCAGTGACAATGCAGACGAGATTGCACTATTTATCCAGCTTCTGGGATTTTCTCATCACAGAGGAGCTTGTCAGAAGCAATCCCGTGAAAAAAGTGGGGACGTTAAAGCTTGAAAAGGAGATCAAGAAACCATTCTCAACTGAGGAAATGGAGCGTTTACGTGATGCCTGCCCAGGAGTTCGAGACAGGGCGATGATAGAATTTTTATATTCGACCGGAGTCAGAGTTTCAGAGATGGCAGCGTTAAATGTTGGCGACATTGAAATGGGAAGACAGGAACTGATCGTATATGGAAAGGGGAGCAAAGAGCGAAAAACTTATCTGACAGATTCAGCGAAGTTTTACTTGAAGAGATATTTAAAAGAGCGAGATGCAAAAGATTCTGAGCCGCTATTTGGCGCGGAGCATCGTCCGGATCAGCGGTTGACGGTGGCTGGAATCCAGTACATGCTTCGGCAGCTGGGTGCCCGGGCCGGAGTTGAAAAAACACATCCGCACCGATTCCGGCGAACGATAGCTACGGACCTGCTTGCGCGCGGCATGCCGATTGAGCAGGTGAAGGAGTTTTTGGGGCACGAAAAACTTGATACCACATTGATTTATTGCACCGTTAAGGAAGAACAGGTAAAAGCCAGTCATAGAAAGTACGCATAAAGTCATAGAATAGCCATAGAAAAGGCGGGCGGCAACGGTCGTCTGTTTGCCATGCGAGCATGTGCGATGCGGGGATCTGGAGGGCGTTAGGCTTGTGCTTAATTGTATAGTGATTTGAATACCACAAATAACAATTTGAGTGTGGAAGTTAATGATCTGACTGATTTACTCAATCCAGATTATTATGATCCTGCCGCAGATTACTACCTAAGGATATATCGTGTGGGTAATGTAAAAGTTCTAAGCATCGCTATTAAGGCAAAAGCTCTTACAGGAAATGATATTATAGCAAGCAATATACCAGAGAAATTGCGGCCTGCTACATCTGCACATATAGTCATACAAGGCAGGGATGTTGGTGAATGGGCCAGAGCAACCTATACGCCCGTAGTTCTTGAGATTTCAGGAATAAGTATTAGTATGTCAACAGGAGCTAATGCCTCAAAGTTGACATATATATGTGGCATGGCTGCTTATATTTGATAGCTACGAGAACGAAAGCAAAGCTATTACTTAGACAACATTGGCATTACAATGTAGTATCCTTCCAAGTTTGTGGATGTGGAATCGTTTTGCGTATTGGTATCCCATGCGAATAGCTGAAATTGATCTTCTCCAGCACTAATTTCAAGTGAAGGATATATACACCTAACAGTAGTAAGGGTATTATATCTGGGAAATACACATACGACAGAGCGAGATTTTACGACAGAGCCGATTTTAATGATGTCTTTGTTTTTTTTATTGGTAAATTTCCCTATAATCGGTAAATCACTATACAATTGAGGGAAAGAAGAAAAATCAACTCATAGAGACAAAAGTCAATTGAAAAATCACATAAATTTGAAAATTCAGGATCCGCGAGGGTCCTTTTTATATACAAAAAAATAAATCATGGAGGTAAAAATCATGGAAAAAATCAAAGTCAAGGGTAAGCTCTACGAGATCCAGAGCATCCAGACGACCGAGGCGCATGTGCTGCAGATTGCTTTCGCCAGTACGCCGCCGACAAAATGGGCCGGTGACATTGTGCTCTACACGGCCGGAGACATCGAATGTGCGGTGCTAACTGGCTGGAATACGGTGTATCGAGATGAGGGTCAGACGGTCTATCTGTCAGATGATGGCAGCGTGTACCAGACACCAGGTCCGGATACCGGTGGCGAAATCCTTCCGCCGGAACCATATGAACCGACCTTGGAAGAACTGAAGGCAGCGAAAAAAAGAGAGATCAGTCAGGCATGTGAGACCACTATCTATTCCGGAGTCGATGTGACTCTTACGGATGGATCCACGGAGCATTTTAGTTTGACGGAGCATGATCAGCTCAATCTCTTCGGTAAGCAGGTACAGCTTGCAGCAGGCACCACCGAGCTTGAGTATCACGCGGACGGACAGCCGTGCCGGTACTACACAGCCGAGGACATGCAGATCATCACATCCGCGGCAATGGCTTACGTATCTTACCACACTACCTACTGCAACGCCATCAATATGTGGATTAGTGGTACACAGAGCACAGAGGAGATCCAGCAGATCTATTATGGTGCAGACGTGCCGGAACAGTACCAGTCAGATGTCCTCAAGGCATATATTGCATCGATGAAAGAGAGTGCAGGTGATATGAATGCACAGACTACTGAACAAGTATCTGTTCCTGTTTGACGTTGGAGGTCTGCTGTACATACTGATCGAACTGGCGTGGCGCGGATGGAGCCATTGGACGATGTTCATTCTGGGCGGAATTTGTTTCATTTATCTGGGATTGATCAATGAGGTCCTTCCGTGGTCCATGCCGCTCTGGCAGCAGGTTTTGATCGGCGCGGTTGGGATTACAGTGCTCGAGTTTTGTACCGGCTGCATTGTCAATCTCTGGCTCGGATGGGGAGTCTGGGATTACAGTGGGATACCCGGTAACATCCTCGGGCAGATCTGCCCACAGTACATGCTGTTATGGCTGCCGGTGTCCTTGGTCGGAATCGTCCTGGATGACTGGATCCGATACTGGAAGTTTGGAGAAGAACGGCCACATTACAATTTCATATGATACGCAAAAAGCACCCGAATCCGCGGCAAATGGATTTTCGGGTGCTTTTTAAAATCTTTCTGATTAAATCTATATTATCACAATTTAATCAGAAAGGAAAGATTACAATGAAAGGAAAAATTAGTGTTATGATGGGAACCATTTTGGGATTTATTGTCGCTCAGATGGGCGGATGGAGCGAAGGAGTAGCTGCGCTTGTGTTCTTCATGGTGGTTGATTATGTATCCGGATTAATGGTTGCGGGTGTATTCCATCGAAGTAAAAAAAGCAAGAATGGAGCATTGGAGTCATGGGCTGGATGGAAAGGTTTATGCAAAAAGGTTGTGACTTTATTTCTGGTTTGTGTGGCATATCGGCTTGATCGTGTTATGGGAACTACATATCTTCGCGATGCAGTCGTTATCACATTCTGCACGAATGAAGTCTTGAGTATCATTGAAAATGCAGGACTTATGGGAATTCCGATGCCTAAGGTATTACGTAAAGCAGTTGATGTTCTGGTTGAAAAAGGAGATACAGAAGAGTAGAAGGAGGTGATCCAGACATCTCCCCGGCGGTCGGGGTTAAGGCCGTTGCGACGTCGCAACAGATTTGGTCCAGGAAATACTCCTGAACCTTTTGCTTTCAAAAGAAAGGATGTATAATTACATGGTAAGAGTCGGAAGTGCAAGAAGCAACGAACACGGTGGAATCACCGGTGGCAAGCCAGGTGATCAGAAGGGTGGAGCTGAGGTCAGCATGCAGGCATGGTATCTCCACAGCAAGGGCTGGATTGTGATCCGCGCCAAGGATCCGACAGCTCGTGAGAAGATCGCAACGAACATGGAAGCCGGATGCTGGAATAATCATATCGGGTATTGCCAGACCCATAGAACGACCGCGACGGCTGCTGCTAAGCCTTTTGGCTATGATTTATCAAAAATCACAAAAGAGGTGGAGACAGACTGCTCTGAACTTGTGAGAGTGTGCTGCCTGTACGCAGGAATTCAAGTGGGATGCTTCTCCACAGGAAATGAAGTGGCAGCGTTGCAGGCAACAGGGCACTTTGAGGTTTTAAGAGATGCCAAGTATTGCAGCTCTTCAGAGTTCCTCATGCGCGGTGACATCCTCGTTACGAAGACAAAGGGGCACACGGTCGTGGTTTTGGATAATGGAGATAATGTTTTGCCGGAACCTGAAAAAAAATCAGGATGGCGGCAGGAAGCAGGAAAGTGGAGATACTACCATGGCAATACTGGTGAGCCGATATGCAATGATTGGCACAGGGATCCGGATGGACGATGGTACTGGTTTGATGGGACGGGGGATATGGTTGTAAATACATGGAAAAAGAGCAAAAATAAATGGTATTACTTAGGCTTTGATGGTGCAATGGTCACCAATCGACTCATGGAGATTAACAGCGAAATCTTTGCTTTTGGACCAAACGGCGAGATGCTGGAAGGAACGTTCACAATTAAGACCAATGCGCGAGGTGCCATCGAATTATAGGGGGGTGGAAAAGCTGTATTCATTGCCAGATTCGTGTTGCATTTCGTGTTGCATAATGGCGAAAAAGAGCGTTTTTGGGAGAAAAAACAGCAAGAAATAGATCTATAACATTCCTGTGAAACCTGCATAAAATAAGGGAAAACGCTATTTATGGGGCTTTCATGGAATCTATGGTTATGGGTTCGATTCCCCTCAGGTCCACGACAAGGGAAGTCTTGAAAAGTCAGGACTTCCCTTATTTTATGCCTGTTTGTATGTTTTTTGCAAAACGCTATCCCTGCAGATAAAAGTTTGAAAGTGCATATCAATGGGGAAAGTATCACACGAAATATTACATGAAAAGCTATTTATACTGGAAAGAGAACAGCACAGATTGACAAAATTATTTTCATGCTTTACACTTTAAATTACAGAACACTTCCCGGAACCAAGAACTGCCGGGAGAAATATGAAACGAAAGTAAAGGAGAACTCTAATGAAAAAACGGGGCGACTATTTAAAGAAAGCATATTATCACTTAATGAAGATCGAGCAGAAGAAAAACAAGATCCTTCAGGTGGAGAACTATGGCGAGATCAACGCGGAGTTAAACCGCAAGTTCGCGAAGGGCGAGTATTTCGATTCCAGCGAAGTCTATGTTGAGGACGGTTACCTCTGCGTGGGCGAAGGTTTCTTCCGCCTTTCCGGAAAAGAGCAGGACGCTCTGATTGAGTATCTCTGCCCGGAAGAGGACAGCACTGAAGAATAAATGAAGATAAAAAAGAATGTGCCTTCCTGTTAAAAAAGATACCGGTATGAGCTGTGCGTTTCGCGGTCATACCGGTATCTTTTTATATGAGCACGGCAGAGAAAAAATAGTCAGCCTCTGCACTGCGCGGACGTGCGAATTCTTATAAAATGCAAGTCAGACTTTTGATAAATGCGTCTTTCTCTGCAATCTCAGCCGCATTTGCGAGGAACTCAGCGATACCGCTGGTGGTCTCCTCGTCAGCCTCATAAAAAACAGCCCATGTGTAGAATACGCATTTTAAATGCTCCATCTCGTCTTCGCCGGCCTTTGCCAGAGCGATCATCTTATCAATGAATTCTTTTTCAGAAACTCCAGTGGTTGGAAATTCTGCTGGTGTAAAATCCAT